CGTGTTCGTGACTCGGGACTTCCGGAAGAGAGCAAGAGCGGGACGATCCTTCGGGGAGACGTTCTCCACGAAGTCCATGAGCAACTCCGGGATCGAGCCGCCTTGGGGGCGACCTCCCGTCGTAAACTCCTGGAACGTCAGCAAAGTTCCCATGTGGGATTACCTGTTGTTCATCTGGTTTCGAGCTCTCGTGGCGAGCCGGAGCGCGCGGTACGTCTCGAAGGATCGGTCACCGTGGCGGATCTGGTTGATCGCGTTGGAGCGAACAGCCTCGATCTGCTGCGAACGGTTCTGACCCACCGGGACCTCGTCACTGATACTCGGGGTTGGGGCCTGGACGGTCGCCTGGAGCTTGCGCGCCGAGCTGACCTGAGAATCTCGCCTCGCGCCGGCGAGGGCGCCTCGAACCATGAGGGCGATCTGCTCCGGTGCGTCGGGAGACTGGGCCATCGGGAGCGTCGTGTACAACTCATCGAAGTACCGACGCGCCTGACTGCCAGGCTGACCGAGTTCCGGGAAGTCTTCAACGGCCCGCGCGAAGGAGACCTCGTGGGAGGTCCGACGCTGGGCGTTGTTGACGAGAGCGGACACCGTCTGGGCGAGGGGAGCAACGGCTTCCTGTACGATGTTCCGGAGGTGTTGTGCGTTGACACCAGAGGAGACACCGGGCCCAGCGTCCACGAAGGGGTTGTCGGACGGCGACGCCTCGCCGGAGCCGGAAGGACGCGGAAAACTGGGCTGAGTCGGCTGTTGCTGCATGTGTGCTACGATTTGGGAAAGTTGGGCTATCTGGGCTTGAAGTTGTGAGTTCTCGCTCTCGGCCGTCCGGTAGCGGGCGGTGAGCTGACTGATCCGCTCCTCTGCGCTTCGCTTCCGGGTCGTCGCGGACATTCCGCCCGGGGGCACGGCAGCCGCGGCACCTTCGAGAATGGACGCCCCGGACGGCGGGAGGGGCTCAGCGTTCTGCACCTCGGCCGGGCTGACGACGCCGCTGCTCGTGTCTGCGAGCGGCATGGAGTCCTCGCCGTGAAGGGGCGCGCCGAACGGGAAGTCACCGAGGTTCTGCCCCGGGTCGGTGTCGCCGGGGTCGCCCCCTCGGAGCGAAGGGAAGACGGTGCCAGGGGCGTCACCGGACGTCGTGGGCGCGTACTCGGCGCCAGCGAGGATCTCCGCCGGAGCGATGATCTGATTCGGGTCGTGTTGCATAGACGGCTGTCATGCCCCCGAGGGTGGGAAAATGTCGAACCCGGACGAGTAGGCCTCGTTGGCCTCGAACTCTTCTTGGGGCTCGGCGTCCGCCAGGGTGACCTCGTCGGGGATGAGCGCGAGGATCTGCTTGCGGATGCGATCGGCGGCGTAGATTTGGCCGGCGGAGTGATCGACGTTCTTCGCTGTCCCGGTGCGGATGTCCTCGAGTGCCCCGCCTTCCACCGTCTGGATCGCCGCGAGGACGAGCTGGAAGCCCGGGTGCTTGATGAGGTCGAGGATCGCGGACGTCGTGTACGCCTGGGCGTCGGCGGTGCGGTTCTCGGCGACGAGGCTCTGGATGTACTCGAGGGCGGGGAGCGGGCGGTATTTCATTAGAAGGAGGGGACTTGGCTCGGGTCGATGTCCTGGGACTGAGCCGCTGCGTTCATGACCATCTGGACGGCGGCGGCCTCCTCGGGCGAGCGGACCACGCGCTTCGCCAAGTGGCGGTCGGTAAGCTGGAAGTAGTTCTTCCAGAGCTCGCTCTTGTTGAGCACCCCGCTCTGGTCCTGGAGGCCGAGGGAGAGCGCCTCGCGGGCGCGGCTGAGTGCAAGAGCCTTGTTCGTGTTCGCGGGCGTACCGGATGGCTCGATGTCGTAGTCGTAGTCGATCTCGTACTTCTTCGCCGTCCGCGGGACGTCCTCGCCGGTCACTCGGTACATGACGTCCTCGGGGCCGAACTCCTGCCAGAGCTTCCAGAGTTTCTTCGTCGTGCGCGCGAAGGACGCCCGGAAGAGCTTAGCGTCTTGCGTGAAGACGCTCGAGACCTGGGCGTTGATCGCCTCGACTTCGGTAGCGGTGCGTCTCTCATTCGACTGTAAGTTGACGACGCTCGAGTCGAAGACGCCCACGTACTGCTCGGCGAGCTGCTTAGTGAAGTTCTCCTCCTGGAGGAACTGGAAGAGCGGGGTGATGTCCATCTGGACCGGCTGGAAGTCGTCCGGCGACTGGACGGGGATGAAGGAGCCGGGACGGAAGCGGATGTTGCGGTTGATCTGCCCGGTGACGCTCCGGACCTTGAACATCGGCGCGAGGAGGATCTGGATCGCGTCGAGGCGGGCGTTGTGGAGTCGGTTGACTTGCTTCTGGAACGTGGAGAGAAGCTCCGCAATGCCGCGACTCGAATACGGGCGGTCGTCGTTGTGCTCGAACTCGTAGAGCGTGACGGGCCACTCTTCGAAGGGGAAGGGGTAGGCGACGAGCGACATGGGCGTCGCGGTGGCCGGGTGGTACCAGAGGACCGTCTTCTCGAGGATCTTGTCGCCGTTAATGTCCAGCTTGCTGTAGACCTTCCAGAACACCTCGGTTCCAGGTTCGTCGTGGGAATTCCGGGTCTCGATGCCCTCGATCGTGTCGAGGCGCTGGATGATCGCTGAGCGACTGCCACCTTGGCGGGAGTCGAAGGGGTTCTCTTCGAACTCCTCCCCTTGACGCTGGGGGCGCATGCGGTCGAGGACGATCTGAGCGGGCTGGGCCAAGAAGACGCCGTCGCGGACCATGACGCGGATGTCGTCCTCGTGGAGGCGGTAGGCGATTGCGACGAAATCAGCTTTCTCCGGGTCCGTCGTGCGCGTCGGCACAATGACGTCCAGGGGCGAGATCGCCTGCCAAGCCACCTTGTCCCGCGCGACGCAGTGGTAGAAGATCTGAATGTACTTCGCCCCGTTGAGGAGCATCTGTGTCGCCGCGTCGAGCTGGCGGTCCTCCTCGACGGTGACGGGCGCCGGGTTCGGGTCCTGATCGACGTTGCCGAACTCGTACTCCATCTGGAGGGTCATACGGACGAACTCGTCCGGCTGGAGGAAGGGCTGCTGTTCGCCCCCCTGCTGGGCGGCCTGGGCGTTGGCTTGCTCGATTTGCGAGTTCACCTCGTTGAGCGCGGCTTCGATCCCGCCAGGGAAGAGCGAATCGGCGCGGACCACCCGGCACTTCCGCTCGATGTGGTAGTCCCAACCCTCGTGCGTATACGCCAGGCCGTGGAGGGCCACGAGGTCGGCGAGCTTGAAGATCGTCCGCTCGACGCCCTCGATCTGGTTAAACTCCCAGTGCCAGAAGTCCTGCGTGACGCGGGACGCCTCGACTTGCTCGGCTTGCTTCGCGAAGAAGAACGCCACGGGCTCGCTATCGAGAATCAGAGAGACGATCCCGGGCTTCCACCGGCGGATGACGGCGTCCGTCACCGGCCAGTTATCGTTGTTCGCGCCGACCCACGGGATCACCTTCGGCTGGCGAATCCCGCGACGCTGCTCGATCAGCAGACGCTGCTTTGTGAGCCAGTTGTTGCGGTCCTGCTCGGCCCCCTGGATACGGTAGTGGAGCTTCTTGATGTCATCCTCGAGATCCTTGTTGATCGGGATGTCGGGGGTGGCGGTGAGGCCGACAGGGTTCTCGCGCTTAATCATGTTCTAAGGGGGAAAGGGCCCTTCCAGGGAAGGAGCTCGGGTTCTTGGACGATGGCGAGGGTGGAGGCGTCGATCTTGCCGCAGCGCTTATAGTCGGCCCAGCAGCGCTCGCGATCCCGCTCGCAGAGGTACCCGTAGTCAAGGAGCGGCCCAGCGAGGTCAACCACTCTCTTGCCCGTGTCATGAATTCGGGCAGGAGCATGAATAGTACGATCCAGAGGATAACGATCCCCATCCAGGCGGCGGAAAAAGAAAACTGAGCGATGCGTAGGTATGTGCGTCGTAAAGTGCTCATCGTCGCCCCAGAAGAAGAGCTTCGTCGCGTAGATGAGATCGTAGTCGCGGTGGAGGAGCGCCCGTGCTTCACTCACGCTCGCGAGAACGTGATCGTCGTCCCAGAGGACGCCGTAGGTTGTCGGAGGGGCTTGCTCGAGTTGCCACTGGCGGAGTTCCATGAAGCGCTCTTTGCGCTCGAGAGGAGAGAAGGGCGCGTCGAAGACGTCAATGGATACGAGCGCAGTGGGGACAAGGGCGGCTACCTCAGCGAGGACGGCGCTGTTCGGTTTGTTCAGGCACAGCTGCCAGCGGACTGGGATCTGAAGTTCCTTGAGCTGGCGGAAGATCGGCTGGATGAAGCGATCCCTCTCGTGGAGGATCGTCATTACCACCAACGACGGCGTGGTAGGACTCGAGGCGGCGGCGGAGGATGTCACGGAACCTTTCTGGGCTCAGGCGAACCCAAGTCATGATGAACGAATCGTGCTTGCGCTGCATGTCTCCCATGCAGACGCCGGCGATGCGGGTGTTCTCGTGGTCGTGGAGGTGGCGGCTCCAGAAGAGGTGATCACCGACAGTCATGTGGACGCCGTAGTGATCGGGGAGGCCGTCCTGGTAGTCGAGGTAGCGGACGCCTCGGCCGGGGTGATCCTCGGGGAGGAAATGCTCGAGGCCGTTCGCCGGGTCGTTGCACTCACCCCACGCTTCGAGGTGGAGCTTCCGGACGTACTGCTTGTCGACGAGGATGTACCACGCGCCCGGGACGCTGTGCCCCCTCAGCTTGCGGGTGTCGGGGTTCCGCGTGACGTAGCGGGCGACAAGGACCGGGCGGTCGGCACTGAGCATGCCCAGGGGGAGCCAGGACCGCAGGTCGGGGAGAAAGTCGTGCTCGGTGATAAGGGCGTAGCGCTCGGGGCGCTTGAGCTCAGCTTCCCACATCTTCGCCAGGCAGGACGCATGGGACATGCCGGTCGTGTTGGCGAACCAGTGGATACGCGCCTTGGTCGAGGCGTACTCGGCGATCGTGTCCCAGAGGAAGCGGAGGCGCTCGTGGCGTCGCCCCTCGAAGACACGGATCAGGTTTACGTTGACGATCTCACGCACTGAAGCGCTTCACCTGCGTAGGTACTGGGGCGGGTTTTCCCGAAGAGCCCGCTCCCAGATCGCTGCCGTAGCCCGGCCCAGGAGCTGTCCTTGCAATTGGCTCGCTGTCAGGGGCGCTGACGGCAGTCGCGGGACGGGGAGCGGGAAACGAAGTTCCCGTGGAGGGGAGGTCGGCGTAGTCTTTGGCGTATGAGCCCACTGGAGACGAAGGCATGTCATTTCACTTCCGCGGCGGGGGTTTTGCGTACCTTGGAGATTGCTTTCTTGCCGGCCTTCTTGGCGAAGCTGCCAGCCTCGCGAGCGAAGAAGCCGGTCGCTGTGAGCCCGACGAGGGCCGCGATGCCGGCAGGGGAGACGAGAAGCGTCGGGTCCTTCGCGACGACCTTCACCGACTCGGCGAGGGCGTCGGCGAGGTTCTTGGACGTCTCCTGCGCCTGCTGCGCGGAGCAGCTGAGCGTGCAGAGGAGGGGAAGAAGCCACACAAATCTCATAGAAGCCTCGTGATGAAACTCTCATCCTCGTAATTCTCGCGCTCCCAGTCGCGATCGGAGAGAGGTTGGTTGGCGTGGGGTTGGGAGAAGTCGATCTCAGTTGCGGGAATGTTGAAGAGGACGGTGTAGCGGACGGCGTCGATGAAGTCCTTGAACTCCTCGGAGGGCTTCTCGGCGGTCTTCGTGGGGTCGGTGTTGAGCTTCAGCCCGTAGTTCTCCATCGCGCGGATGAGGTTCGGGCAACAATCGTGGATCAGAATCCTGGGCGTGTTCGTCGGGCCGATCGGGAAGTCGGGCGAGAAGCGGAGCATCTCGACGATCTTCTGCTCGCCGATCTCGGTCAGGTGAATCCCCTCGATCCGCGTGTCGTAGTGGAGGCCGAATTCCTCCATCTGCTCAGCCCAGGCGGTTTGCTTCTCGCCGTGGACGCCGTGCTGGGCTTTACCAAAGCGGGGGTCGACGATGCGGACCTGCGCTGGGAAGCCCCCTTCGATCGAGCGGAAGAGATCAGCGTAGCCTGAGGGCGTTCGCCCCCCGGTCGTCATCTTCGTGAAGTCCCCTTGCGGCCACTCCCGGTAGAAGTGGTAGACGCCCCAAGGGGAGAGACGCCACCAAACTACGGCAGCAGGGCGCGCGTGATGGGGATCAACCGTCTGGCCAGATAGCCAATCACGAGGCAGGCTCTGAGCCGGAATGACGTGAGACCGCCGATCGAAGTTGTGGATGATCCGGTTGCCGAGGGCTTCCCAGTCGCCGTAGAGGCGGGCGCGCTTCTCGGCGTCGCTGCAAGTGAGTTTGTCGGCGAACTGACGTCTGGCTTCAGCAGCAAAGTACGGGTTGTCCTCTTGGAAGACCTGAATGCCGAGGGTGTCATCCTCGGCCTTCGCGACGATGTCGGTGTAGAGCCACGCGGCAGTGGCCTTGAGGGGCGTGAGGGTGAACCAGATATGCCCCTGGTCCATGGAGAGGCCGCGCCACAGTCCGTTGTAGACGCCCGCTTGGGACGGCTCATCGAGCCAGGCCCACTGGAGGCGGCTGCCCTCCCAGCTGAGGTCCTCCTGCAACGCCGAGGCGAGAATGAACTCGCTCCCGTTGGGGAGGACGACCTGAATGACGACGCTCTGGGCGCCGCGGAGGGCCTTGAAATTCCTGTTGTTCCTGACCGTCGGGGGGAGGACGTCCTCGAGAATCGGCCAAATCGTCTCGCCGATCCCCTGGAGCAGCTTCTGGCCTGTGACGATCATGCCCTTGTTCGGGACGCTGATCGGGACGCCGGCGCCGGTGCGGACCCAGTACTTGGGGTCGACTCGCTCGCGGGGCGGTAAATCACCGTCCGTCGTGAGCGTTAGTCCCGGGACCTCCCAGAAGCGGTACCCATATGCGTGGGCGAGGGCCTCATAGCAGCCCATCCAGCTCTTGCCCGACTTGTTGCCGCCGTTGATCACCGTCCTGCGCTTCGACCAGTGACGGCCGTGGAGGAGCTTAGCCTTCTCGTGCGGGCGATAAAAGAGGAGCGGAGCTGCTCTCTGACGGCTCAGCGTCTCGTCCGAGAGGCTCAGGAAGTCGAGGAGCTGCGCTCGCGTCAATGACCCGGGTGAACTCGGCGAGACGGGCGGCGGCGATTCGCTTGAGGTCGTCGTCGGGCATGGAGCTGTAGTTGACTTGGGTGACGTTGAGGGTGCCGACGTTGCGGGAAAGCTTATCAAATCGCTCGTAGCAGAGTCGGATGGCCGGGATCGAGCCGCTCGCCGCCGCGCGGTAGAGCGCCGCATCGATGAGGCCGAGCCTGTTTTGGATCTGCGCT